TGCGTTATTGTCATAAGTTTATGACATTTTGAAACCATATAAATATTAATTATATATTTCTAGTTTTCGTTGTTTAAGTTTCTAATGATTAATTTCATTGTTCACGCTTTATTTGGTCAGTGTGTTTGGGTGCCTCAGCCTCAAGCCCTTCCGACCTATATAAAGTCTCGTGATTGTTCATCTTCAGAGTATCTTGTTGGTAAAGGTATATCTTGGGTCCTTAATTATTCACATGTATTTTGCACTACTATTGTTCCTCCTGTGGCGCCTCTTCCATTGTGTTATTATTATCATCCGAGTGAGCTTTTATTGCTTGGTATTTTGGTTTTTCTTTTGTCAATTGTTATATGTTCATTTTGTGTCTGGTATTATTACGACACTTTACGAATGTACCGTGATTATTTAATATCCCTATTGATTAATTATGGCAAGATCCTACAATTGCCTTCACCTGTGTTTCGCAGTGCTTTTCGCGAGACCGTTCTTCCTGCTATCAACCCTAATTTAAGTGGTACACATACACATCCTGTAAGTGCCGCGCATCGATCTAGTTGCGTGGTCTTTGGTGCTATGTTAGCTGCTAAGCTAGGGCTGAAGCCGTACGTTGTTCAAGCTAGTGCTTCAGACATCCGCTCCGGGTTTGCTTATTCTCGGGATTACCATTGGGCCAAGGATGTTGAAGTTGCTCCGTCCATGGAGATTTCAAGCAAGAACAACCTCACTATAATAGTTGATTGTGACTATTATTTTGAGGATCTGCCTACCAGGCTGATGCGTGCGCAAGGACCAGTTCTTCTATATACTTTCCAACCCACTACAGTTGCTGCTAGTGTCGGTGAGTATAGTTTCAGATTTGACAAAGATAATAATGTCATCTATACAGTTTCAGGCGGTGCAGAGTATAAGCATAAGGTCTGGAAGTATGGCGTTGACACTATCATTGTTAATTCTTGGAACCGTACTAAGTATTTTATAGTAGAACGCAGGCAAGCAGATGCACATCATGAGTACGTGTTTTTGGTTCCAATAGGATTGTGGAAATGGTTATTCTCCTGGGTTGCTCGACAGTTAGTTAGTTCACCTTTGTTAAGATTGCAAGTTATTCAAAATAAGTTTGTAGTCAGTGACTTGCTAACCAAAGCTGGTGCTTTGCACAGTTTTGCAGTGATGGATATCCAAACCAAAAACGGTTTGTTACGCAGCGTTGCTAACCTTGGCCATTTTAATAGTGCCACCATTCCCATTACCACGTTTGATGCTCTTGTGAGTTGCTCAAAGCAAATCTCCGGTAAGATCAATCAGTCTAATGTGGAATCTTGGATCCAGGATAAGTCAGCTTCTAGCGTTCTTGTTGATTATTTGCGTGCGCAAGTCACAGGAATGCCGATGCAGGTTTATACCCCTATGGAAGGACTATTAAAATACCAACTTTTGGTTAAGCCATCTGTCTATGAACCCGATTGTCCAGCTTTGATGACTCCTTTCATGAGTCCTCTCATTCCTGGGGCATATGTGCCGGATAATTCCGCGAACAATGAACGGGCAGCCATACAAGGTCGTGTGGTTAACCCTCAGGCTAATGCCAAGCGCTTGCAATCCGAGACCCCATCAAAGTTCTTGATGCAGTGTATTCGTGAGTTTGCAGCCTTCATCGTTAAAGACAAGACCCACAAAGGGCGCCCCGTCCATATGGATGAGGTGCGTGCGCGTCAAAATCGTCCATCACAACAAGCGCTTCTAGATAAAGCGGAAGTGACGGATGTTCCCAATAGAGTTATGAACACATTCACTAAGCAAGAAGCTTATGAAAAACCTGGTGATCCCCGTATTATTACTACAATAAATGCGAAGGATAAACGTGATTACTCGGCTTTCATTTATGCACTTAGTGACCATGCCAAATTAGAGAATTGGTATGCTTTTGGCAAGACCCCGCGTGAAATAGCGCTGTTGGCTGCCAAAATATGTTCAAATTCTATTGCTGGCGTGAACTTGTCTGATGCACACCGTATGGATGGGCATGTTTTTACTAATGCACGTGAGCTTGAGCTCATAATTTTGTTGTTATTCTTTGATCCAGAGTTCCATGAGGAGATAATTTCACTTCATGAGGCACAATATGGCAAAAACGCTTTTACCAAAAGCGGCATTAAGTATTTCATGTTTTACATTCGCGGCAGTGGGTCACCGGAAACGGCATTGTTTAATACCTTCCTTGCCAAGTTTATTGACTATTTTGCACGTCGTATGTCTGGCCAGACGCCTAATGAAGCTTATGAAGCTCTAGGTTTGTTTGGTGGCGACGATGTTCTTTCTTCATGCATTGACCCCTGTACTATAGGTGGAGATGTTGTCAAGAGAGCTGGTGCAGCAATGGGTCAACAAATCGAGGTGGAAGAAATCAAACGCGGTGAGAAAGGGGTTAATTTCTTATCGCGATTTTTTACTCGACGTGTTTGGTTCGGAGATCCGACAAGCTCGTGCGATTTGTATAGGACACTGTCGAAGTTGCATGTGACAGGCAACATTTCTGGTTTTAGTCCACTTGAAAAGTTGGCACAAAAGATGGCCGGGTTGAAGCTGAGTGATCGTAATACACCAGTTATCTCTGACATCCTTAATGCCATGCGAGTGAACTACTTTCCCGTAATTGAAGTAGCGAAATGTGATTTGAAGATCTGTTCGTGGTTTTCTCAATACGAAGAGAAAGACAATTGGCCAAATGAATTACAAGAAACTGACATGACCGAGATTTTAGCTAAGTGGTTGCCTGATGCAAACATTGATGGCTTAAAAGCTTATCTCGGAGATATTGCTGATTATAATGGATTGTTGCGCATGCCAGTTATTATGGCTGCGAATAAGCCTTTGATTAAACAGACCGTAGTTGTTAATGATGAAATGACGATCATCACTGACAAACTTAAGGATATCAAAGTGCGTGACGTTTGCTGGGCTTTTATTGACCGCAAATGCCATGATCCATCCTGTATGTTGGGGCACGACCCAATCTGCAGTGATCACAATACTAAGAGCGGATGCAAACGGACAGATTGCAAGTTCCCCCATGTTCTTCGACCCGACCCTCCCGAACGGCTCAAAGGCGTTAAACGCCCCGGCACAGTGAACACTACTTCGAGTACTCGCTCGTCTCCAGGCGCTGAGTACTCACCTAGCTCACCTAAGGCTGAGGACTATGCTAAAACGTCTGGCCCTTCCGTTGGTAATTATCCACCTGTTAAGAAAACTAAGAAAAATTTACAGCAGAATCGTGCTTCTGCTGAACGTAAACGTTAAAATTTAATTATCGTTGTTATTATTATTTATTTGTTTGTTTATGATATAGTAAACTTTGTTCGCTTTATTCTGTTGTTTATTGCTTGTTTATATATATATATAGTTTGTCTGTTTTATTGAATGAAGAAAAATGGTAAAGTTAAGGAAGTTGTCGTCTCGAAAGCCAAGACTGTCTTGGGGAAACGTAAGCGTCAACATCAAAAGAACCCTGTGGTTGTCGGAGTCCGAAAGATCCGCGGTCACGGGTCTTACGATGTTGATGGCTTTGCCCCTGGGCTCTCTGGCTCTCTTGGGTCCTCCATTGGGTCATATTTTGGAGGTGCGACGGGCGGCCGCATTGGCAAAATGGCGGGCGATTGGTTTGGCAAGTTAATTGGTGCTGGTGCATATCAGGTGAAGCGTAACTCCTTGATGTCCCAGGGTCCCCCTGTGTTCGGTAGTTCTGACATTAGAATCCGCCATAGGGAATCATTGGGTGTTATCTCTACATCTAGTGGTGCCTTTGTTAATGAACTCCAATTTGACTTGAATCCCGGTCTGCCTGCTAGTTTTCCCTGGCTATCTCGTATTGCTGCTAATTTTGAGCAATATGATTTTGCTGGGTTGGTCTTTGAATTTAAGACTACCTCTGCCACCGCTATTGGTTCAACTAACACTGCTTTAGGCTCTATTTTCATGTCTACTCAGTACAATGTCTTGAATCCAGTTTTTGCTAATGAAACTGAGATGAAGGCTTATGAGTTCACTGTGGAAACTGAACCTTGCATTTCTGCTTTGCATCCTGTTGAGTGTGCTCCCAGCACGGCCGTTTTGGATAGACATTATATCCGAACCGGTCCCACTCCACCGGATTCAGATCCCCGTATGTATGATATGGGTCGATTTGAAGTTGCCACCATTGGTGCGCAAGCAGCATCTGTTGCAGGTGATTTGTGGGTTTCTTACGATGTTATTTTGCAAAAGCCTAAGTTAATCAACACTGGTAATATTTCTCCGTATGCTCATTTTACAGGAGTTTTAGAACCAGGTGGTGACACTGTTTCTGTCTTGAAATCAGTGCAAACACTTACTTTGCAGAATCTTTCCGTAAATTCTCAACAAAATTCCATTGTTCTGTTCACTCCCGGCAATTATTTCTTTTTGTACACTGGTTATATCGATGGCACAATCGCAGTTAGTTCATTGGCTGCTGCTTCTGCTTCTGGTACTGCCACGATCAGTCTAGGCACCTTCGCCTCGCGTGTTGCTCCCGTAGATGTATTTACAACATACACTGGCGGTAGTAGTCCTAACACGTTCGCTGAAGGTTTTGTTGTCAAGAATGCAGGTGATAATGGTGTTATTACACATCCCATTATCACTTACACACTTGCCAGCACTAGCTTGGCTACTGATCTCTTTATTTTCTCCATCCCTGATGGTGTTTCACTTTCTAAATTTACTCTCGCCTTAAAAGCGCTTGAGAATAAGTTTATGAATTTGTTGAACCACATCGAGGAGAAGGAAACTGAGGAACCGTACTTGAATGTTTGCTGTGATGGTCCAGATCTCCCACCTGCTAAGTGGCCTGTTGTTGTAAAATCATACCGTCCTGTTCCCAACAATCTCCCTATCTCCCGTTAATTTTCATTCTCGCATGTTTGTTTTATATATATATATT